AGGAACTACAATCATAACACTAGCACCAGGTTCAAATGAATCGGCCTCGATTACCGTGTTACCATCTACTAACTTCATTTGCTCTAACTTCACCTCCATTCCTAAGAAGGTCTTGATAGTTTTTAACGCGTCTTTTATTTCTTTAGTCATATCTTTTTTATTTAATAACTTTATTAACCTCTTTCTGTTGTAATTTGCCTTACTTCGATGGTGTGGTTTACTATTGCAATTGACTGTTGGTTAGTGTTTCCAACCCCTTGAGAGTTACCGTCGCAACACTCTTTACTATACGTGCCATCTTTACATTGACAGCCTTTTTTTCCTCCTTTTCTCATAACATTAATATATTACCGATTTCGTTTGTAAACTCTTTAAATTCCTTAAAATCAATCTCTGTACACTTGTTTTCTTTTACAAAGTCTAAACCAATGTAAGCCACAAAATTTCCTTTTTTAAAATACGGTGCTATACATATAGATTGAATTCCTTGCCTTAATAAAGACGCTTTTGTAGTCTGCTCTTTAATGCTATTCACGTCGCAATAGTTCATTCTTTCTAACATGATTTGTTGTAAGAACATCGGGTACAAGCTAACGGGAATATTCTGTAAATTATGCGCTTCCGAACTAATACCATTGTTGCAAACTTCAAACGTCATTGATTGATGGTTTCTATGCGTTCCATCGTAGTACTTAATTGTGTTGTGAAATTGAAATATATAAGCCCTATCAGCATTATATTTTATCATCAATTCATTTAACATCTGTTGAATCAAAACATTGTTATTAATGTCTTTTTTTACTTCGTCAACAGTTTCAATTTTCTTTGTCACTACTTGAGTGACCAATGACTTATAATAAAAAAGAATGAAAGCAAGTAGAATTATAATTAGCACTATTGTTTTTGTCTTCCTGATTTGCTCTAAAATGTACTTGATTTCATTCATAATTATATAACCTTTCTTTAAGGTCTTTGTTGTAAATTAGATGTAGTCATTAATGATAGTTTCCTGTGCTGTTATTTCGGTTGTTACATCAGCAGTTAAAACTTCATTACCTACTTTGATTATATTTGAGTAGCTACTTTCTACATAAGTGTAAGCCCCCCTTACTTCTGTTATTACCTCTATCATGACAAACAATTTAAAGTTAATTGACTAATATCAAAACTGCAAGCGTTTGAAGACGCTCCCGAAGTCCTACACGCCTGCATAGTTATTGGTGTAGTATCACTTGGTAAATTAGTTGTGATAGTCCCCTCAACTGTAAAATTATTTTCTAAAGAAGTAACTTTGTAATATACATTCATAGAGTCAAAAGGATTGTACATTTCAAATACAAAAAAATCAGTAGCAATCGCACCACTTGTTCTATTTGCAGGAAAGTTTGAGCCTAAATCTATTTTTGTAGCCGTTAATAATCCATCATTATGAAATATTTGCAAATTAGTATCTGCAGCATCGGAACCAATGCCAATAATATTAGTTAAACTTTCAACAGATATAACAGAAGAAATACCTAAAGATGCTGTTGTTGCTGTCATGCCATAAAATTGACGCGCATTTGTGTTAAAACCAGTATCACTTACACCAAAACCTACACAAAATTTCCATCCTGTACCAACAATGTTAAATGCACTTGTTGACCTATAGCCACAAATACCGTTTAACGCAGGAGTTGAAACACCAATTTTTAACCTTGTTTTTTTAGTTAGTATAGATGTTGTTGACACCGCGACCGCTGTTGCCGTACCTTGTAGTGTTCCAACCGCAATATTTTCAGATAAAACCGTTGTTGAATTGTGTTGCGCTCTGTAACCCCTTGCAATTTCTGCACTTCCTACAATCCAATAGTTCTCAGCTAATAATTTAGCATCAATTTGATTCTCTACTGCCTGAGTTGTTGGGTACTTAGTGTTATTTATAGTAGTGAAATCAGTCGCTTTATTTGCTAACACTTCAAAGTCTGCAACATCATAAATTATTTCTGAAATACCACTTGATGTACGCGTGTATATCTTCCCATTTGCAGTATTCATGTAGAACTCACCAATGTACAAATCAGTGCTTAACCATGTGCCATCTCTATGGTCTGAACTTGCAGGAATAGTTGCAATGCCAGCCCCTTTTTTTATTATAATTCTCTTTGTTATATCGCTCATAAATTGTATATGTCTGAATTAATACTCGCACCAACGCCACCTGTTAAGCTGTAAACATCTTCATCTGCACCAACGCCACCAAATAAAACACCGTTATCCTCATCACTTAAATTTGTAATGAGTATTTTTTTAGGTATGCCACTATTGAAGGGCTGTATAAATAAAGAGTCACTATCCAATGCGGTAGTGACTTCTTTAAATCTTATAAATGAAGGTATTAAATTGCCGTTAAACTCGGTCATTATAAAGCTAAATTACCAAACACATACGCCTCCGTAGCTGAGATAAACAGAATTGTAGCACTTGAATACTGACTATTGATTTTCAATTTGCCACCGTCTGAACGTAATGTAACACCTGATCCAGCGATTGTAGTTTGACCTGCTCCATATTGCGTAACCAAAACTTGTTGACCTGCTGTAAAAACCCCTGAAGGCACGGTTAAAGTGTTTGCAGTTGCCTTGTTCATTTCTATACATTCACCGTTATCAGTTGCTACAAGTGTGTAAGAATCTGTTTTACGGTCTAATATTAAATCAATTACTTTTTGTTGTGTGTACGTTGCCCAACTTGTACCGTTCCATCGATAAGTCACATTGTTTTTTAAAGAAGTAACAAATGCCCCAATTGGCGCGTATGTATTTTGAAAAACATATGCCCAAAAAGTACCATTCCATTCAATTACACCTGCATAAGTTCCCGTTGGGTATAAGTATCTATCTCCAATTGTTGGCGAGGCAGGTAGCGATGTTATTACATCAATAACAGGGGTTGCCACCGATGTTTGAGAGCTGTAAAAAGCCCACGTTGTACCGTCCCATCTATAAGTAATAGAAGTTTTTGTATTTGTCACTAAAGTACCCACCTCCGCAGTTGGCTGCGCTGTTATGTACGCCCAAAACGACCCGTTCCATTCAATTACACCGTTGTATGTTCCCGAAGGGAATAGATATTTATCTCCAACTGTTGGCGAGGCAGGTAGCGATGTTATAACGTCTAAAACTATAATTGAAGCCTCCGTTGTTACTCCAACTTCTTTAATAAAACCATCAGCATGGTACTTCAACTTTCCATCTATGTAGTGGATAGTTCCGTTTTCTTTTACTATTCCACTTTCGGATGCAAGTACGTCTGGTTGCACCTTCCATGTAGCGTTGTTAATTACTTGCGTGTTGTCAATTATTGTTACTCCCATTTTATATTGATTTTAAAAGTTCCTTAATTTCATTTACTATATCCTCATGACTTTCAGCTTCAAGTTGATCTAAGCCATCAAACTTTCCTTCAATACTAAACCCCTTGAATTTACCATCTTTGATTTGTTGCCAAACTTCCTCGTTGTAAACTTTCATCTTAACAACCCAACTACCTTTAACAGCATTTAGTTTGTAAAGGTTAGATTTATCGTATTTCTCATCTTCAACAATCCAACTTTCGATTAAGCTAACACCCTCAACATTGTGGTCGTGGTCAACTGTTACGTTGTTATTGTAATTCTTTTTTAAGTAAAGTTCTTGAACCTTAGCGATTGTTTCCTCACTAAACGAAATCGTAAACTCCTTATCTTTGATTCGTCTTAGAATCTGTTTGTTAGGCACTAAAGCAAGCCCCACAACTTCGCGTTTCTCATCGTTGGTAACTTGTAACTCTACGCTTATCTCACTTAGAAAAATAAAATCTTCCTCTATTGCGGGCTTGTCGACTAATGAAATTGCGAAAACCCCTTGTTCGTCATCCTTTATTGTTAGCTCTATGTTCTGCATACTTTTATAACTTAACTTTGATTAAAATGTTGCATTTCTTACTCTATTACGGTCTAAGGCTTGCGCTGTTGATACCTCACCACTTACTACATATGCTTTAACTGGTTGTTGTTGCAACGCTCCTAACTGCATTTGTGGTTGTGCTTGTATAATGTCAAAGGACGGTGTACGTGGTGCTGTTGGTGTACTTGTTGCAGTGTCTCCACCACTTCCGCCTTGGAATTGTGTTGCTGCAATTTTCGCGATATTAATACCTCCTGTTGCCGCTGCTATTCCTGCTTCAATAAATTGCGCTCCAGTTGCAAGTTTTAAAGGGTTGCCACCTGCTGTTAATGCTCCCGTAACAGCGTTTGCAGTGTTCATAATTGCAAGCCCTAAACTCGCTGCCTTATTTATTTGAAATGCTTTGCGTTGTTCTGCTTCGTTACCGTTTGCAAATAAAGTTGATAAGTCTGCTAACACCCCAAATGCTTGTTGACCCATTTGTATTTTCTTATTTTTAACCTCTTCAGCTAATTGCTTTTCACGTTCAGCATTTTCCTCGTCAATCTTTTGTTTTTTATTACTTGTTTCAATTTGTATTTTCATTAACTCATCAGCATCAGAAATCGCTTTTGCAGTTATCGAATTTGGGTCGTCCTCTAACTTTTTAGGCTTTAAACGCATAGAGTCAATTTCCTCTTGCATTTTTAACCGTCTGTTTAAGCTTTCTTCATAAGTTTCTTCCTCTTTTTTTACTTGCTCTTTAACTTCTGCTTGAACTTTTTGATTATTAGTTTTACGTTCACGTTCTTGTGTTATAGTTAATTCTTGTTGTCTTAAAAGCAACTCTTCATTTTGTAACTTTTTATCTTTTAATATTTGACTCCTTTGTATTTGCAAGTCTTTTTGTTCTTTTTGTAACGCCTTTGCTCTATCCCAATCTTCATCCACATAAGCCTCGATATACATATTTCGCGTGTCTTTAAGCAATTTATCAAGCTCTGCAACCGTTCTTTTCTGTACTTCAACACGTTGCTTTTGACCTTTTTTCTCGATATTTAATAAATCTTGTTCACTTGCGCCACGTGCTTTAGCTAATCTTAATTCAGCATTTATGTTTCTGTCTATTTCCTCCGTGTTTTTTTTATATAGATTATTAGCTTTATCTATTTGTCTATTTAAGTCGTTTTGTTTTCTTTCTAATTCTTTAGTACCATCAATCCATTCCATTATTTTAGGTAATAGAAAACCGATAGCAACCACTAAAGCCCCTATACCCGTAGCAATTAACGCGCCTTTTAACGTTGCAAACGCTGCTACAACTTGGTTTTTAACAACCGAAGCTAATTGAATAAACGAATCCTTTGCACCTCCTAAAGCTTGCAACCCCTCAGCTAAAGCCATGGCACTCTGAACTTTCAAAAGTTGCTCTTCTACTTTCTTACTTTCAACACCAACTAAACCTAAAGCTCCCTGATAAGCAGCAAAACCACTTGCAACACCTCCCAACGATGAAGATAATGCTTTGAATTTCGCATCAGGGTTAAAGGCATCTGTTAAGGCTTTAGCATCTTCAATTTGGTCTTTTAGTTCCGCTGCTCTTTTCGCTGCATTAGCTGCCTCTTTAGACGTTACACCAAACTGCTCCGATAACTTCGCAACTTCCGCCTGTGCCTCTCTAAGCTGTGATTTAAGCGACCCTAAATTATTCTTTACCTCTAATTCAATTATTTTCTTTTCTGCCATGTTGTAGCTTGTTTTAAGTATAACTCACGTTTAGCCTGTTTGTAGCTTTCACGCACCGAATTAGTAAGTTTATATTTCCCTTTAGCGATGTCTATTATTTCGCTTTGTCCGTAGAAATCGTTAGACTTCAATAGTTGTATAATTGTATTAAGCATCTTGGTAAATTGTTAAGTAAGGTTTAGTATTTCTATAATAATTAAATGTTTTTGGAAGCCCTGTTAAATTCTCAGGTATAGTAACCGTAACCAATTGCTCTGTAGTGTAAGTGATAAAATCAACACCATAGCCTAACATATCGGCTACTCCATTTTCAAGAAATATAGGTATCTCAACATTGCTTTCTGCTGCACTTTGAACAGGAATATTAATATTAGCTACTGGTCTAAAGTCATTGATTAAAGCTAAATCAACATCACCAGTTGTTAGGTTTACCTTCATCTCATTAATAATATAACGTTTATCACGTATAATCAAACGGTCATTTAGCTTTAACGATGTTAGTAATGATATAGGAAACAATGCTTTAACGTTTGTTAGTCTGTTCTTTTGGTTGTACAAGTTTTTTAAATAGCTATCGTAATATTGAGAGTACAATGTATTTGTAATGTAAGTCGCGTCAAATGGGCTACCTTCAACTGCAAAATGATTTGAAAAAGTAGCGTTGTTATAGGTTAATTGATTTGTCAAAGGCATATATTGAGTAACTTGACTTGTACTTGACCCATTGTTAAAATAAAACGATACACCTGTTTTTAACGCGTCTAAATACAATAATATAGGTTTGTTATCATAAGCTTCATTTGATGTCTTTTCATTAAGTATAAAAGCAACAGGAGGCTCTGATGTATTACTTGTTAATTCTTTTGAGAATCTAATGTTTTCAAATGGTAAATTAATTGTATATTCTCCACCATCATAATTTGAATTTGTTTCTTTGTAGCTTCCAAACTCTTTAGGTGCGTTTTTTTGAGAATCAAAATATTCTTGATTTAAAAAGCTTTCTGAGTTTTCATAATCAAAAGATATTTCTTTGTATAGTTTGTGTCTTTCAATTGTAATTTCATCCGTGTCAACATATTCAGTAATATCAATAACAGCTCCACGTGTATACCAATCGTCTAAAGGTTCTACTTGAAAGTTATCCACTGATGTAGCGTAACACGTAAGGTTAAACATTTTAAACACACCACTTACAAAGTCGCTAATCTTCATATTAGGAACGTAAACAGTAGGGTCAATGGTTGCAGATGTAAATACTTTCGATAAAGTTCTAAATTGCGCTGTACCTAAAGCAAATAATGAGTTTTGATATTCAACCCTTATACCAATTGATGAGGCTGTACAAGGCACTGAGGCTCTAATCTTAAAGCTCATTATATTTGTTCCTGTATAAGTTGTTTTAGGTATAATTTGTTTTGATGTCGTTGTTAATTCAAACGTGTTAATGAAATTATTATTTACATAAACATCTAAATATATTTTTGCTGTTGCCACACTTGGAGTTGCAGCACTTGCTAATACCCTAACATTTGTTGTGTTGCTTAAATCAATAGTATCTGTTGTTGTGTTTATTCTTGAGTCTGCATCTGTTATGTCATCAATAGTAAATTGCAACGTTTCAGTTAAGGCTTGCATTGTTTTTGCATTCTTTAACCATAAAAATAATTCTGTAAATAACTTTTGATTAAAGAAATTAGAATTAAATGTTACGTTATATTTTGTTTGTATAGCTTCAAAAATCTTTTTTACACGTAATGCAGGGAATAATTCAGTGTAAACAATAGGGTAACTACTATTATTTATATCTGTATTTGCACCAATATTATAACTCCATAGCCTACTTGATGAAATTAAAGGGTAACGAATATCTGAATCACTTGCATTTACTAATCTTGTACGTACTGTTGTACCGTTATATGGTTGGCTATATACACTCAAATCTAAATCTTTTAGAGTGTCATCCCCGAACGCATCTTTAAGACTCGTTAAATCACCGTAAAACGTTATTGAATAGCTTTCAACACTGCCCTTAACAACGTTTGAACTTTCGATTGATATCTTCCCACTCCTAAATGGAATCGTACCTATTTCGATAAATGCGTTACGTCTTATGTTAGGGTTGTCGTTTGCATTCACATCAGATTGATAAAAATGTTCAAACAGTCTATTATTACGTGGTGATGCAGGGATAGTAAACGACTGCGTAAAATCAGTGTAAACCTTTGCTAAATCCTGAACGTTTTGAATCGAACTATTTATCTGAATCTCTTCATCGTTAAATAACTCTAACTTTTCATAGTTGCCTGAATTAGCAATAACTTCTATATATACGTCTACCTTTCTCATCTATACAACGCTATTAATTAAATCATACGCAAATTCAAATTCCAAACTATAATTAATTTGTTTTGTGTTTATCGATTTGTTTAGTTCAATTGATTTAGTTTTAAGGATCGCAGGCTTTTCATCTACTAACACTTTTTCACTTAGCATTAATTGTTTTAAATTGTCCTTAAAATCCTCCTCTACCCATCCACTATTGACCTTTATGCTTTGTTTTCCGTTTTGATTGTACGTTGTTCTTTGCCCTCCTGTTAAACTATAATTATACGGTTGCATTAAGTTGTAGTCTTTGTTAGTCACTTCGATATTATCGTTTGACGCCTTGAAAAAGAATTCACGTTGGAACGCACCATGTTTATTTATGAAGTCAACCTTTACAGGTGTGTACAAACATTCTTCAACAGGTTTAAATGTCCATGTTGCTTGAACTACGTCTGAACTATTTATAACCTCTACCTTGTATTCTTTTGTGAATTCTGAATTATAGCATCTTGGCACGTAATAAAATCCTAAACCTAAAGACGCGCTTAAATAAACAATGCTATCGGTAACATTTGTCCATCTTATCTTATCAGATGCTGCGGCGTAAAGCATAATAAACCCAGCATTTGAACCGCTATGATAGTAATAGTTTTTTTGGTCTAATAAGTAATTTCCACCGTTATAATTAACACTATTAGAAAACTCTGAGTATCCATCAGTTGCAATGTAATCAGTTGTATCTACTAATGTTTCTGTTGTTCCTACAGTCTTGTATCTCTTTACCCTTACATTAAGTTTATCAACACACGTATAACTAACTGCTGCGGTCAAACTTGTAACGTTACTGTATGCCGTGTGGTCAAAGTATTCACGAATGTATGGCGCGATATCGTAGTAGGTTGTTGGCGCATTCGATGCAGGAATTGCCTTACTTAAAGTATAGCTTAAAGTAGGAGTTGAACCTAAAGCACCGAAGCTGATAAACAATTCAATCTTTGTACTAACTTGGCTTGTTTCATTAATACTAATAATGTAAGGTGACCTTGCTCTAATCATTTCGGTTGTTTAATTGAATAGTTAAATATTTTCTCTAAATCTATTTTCAAGTCATTGACTAATTCTTGAGGTAAACGTTTGTACGCTGCTTCAAATGGTTTAGTAAAAAACAAAGTAGGTCTTAACCCTTTAGCGTAGATTGACCTTGTGATAATCCATGCTGTTGCATCGTAGGATAAAAATTTACCTGTAGACTTCTTTGTTTCAGGGTCACGTTGTCTAAATTGAAATTTACGTGCCTTAACCCATCTTTGTATCCCATCTGTTAACCCTCCTTTTGCTCCCGTTCCGCTCCCAAATTTATATGGTGACTTTGGCGCGCGTGTGTTTGAACGTTTACCCCTTACCCCCTTATCCTGATAGTTACCGTATTCCTCCATTTGAAAGTTCAAGAAGTAACCTTTAGCATAAACCTTTGCTTCACCTTTTAAAGAGTTGTATAACTTTCGTGTGTTGTTATGCGATCCAAAAGGTGCGCGTCCCTTCGTTAAGTTAGTACGAGCCTGTTTAATTACAGATGTTTTGAACTTATCTAAAGCATCCTGTAAGCCTGACTCCCTTAAATCGCTTAACATATTGTCATTTCATTTGGTGCTAATATGTCGAATGTCATGGTCCAACCTGCAACAGCATCGGTAAACCTATCAACAAAAGGTTCACAACTTGCAGTATCATCCAACACTTCATACCCAGCATCGTTTATATCACCACGTCGAACCCTCTCAAATATCCTGTTAAGTATGCTTAAAGTAGTGTTTAACACATCGTCCTCATTGTCGTTACCCTTATAAATATCTGTTACATCGTCTTTGCTAATATCTACTATTGACATCATAACCAATGAAACATTATACACCGTTGTATTGCCTCTAAATGCTACATCGTTAAATATAATGTGACAAAGTGGATACATATCTTGCTTTGCATTGGTAATCTTATCAAGGCTGCCCTTAGTAACTCTATTCACTAATGGGTCAGCAAGTATACTATCATGTAATAATGTAGATAGGTTATAATAGTTTTTCATGTGATCGCTTTAATTGTTTAACCTCGATTCTACTTTTTTGTTGTTCAAAGGTTAAAAATGTTAAGCACTGATGAAGTTTGAGCCCTGTAACTTCGTCAAATCTTCTAATATCTCCCTGAGCGACGTGATAGATTGAGCTATACCATCCCCACTGTTTTGAGAATTGAACATTTTCGCTATACGGGTTTTGTTCTTCGTTTTCTCCAAAGAGGACAGAGTACTGCTTATTAATTCTATTCCTAAAGTCCAAAAAAAAACAGATGCAGGTAGTACAACGTCCAATGGTGCGTATTTTAACACCTCTGAGTAACTTAAATCACCTTTGTAAGGTTCTATTTCATATTTGCCTTTAACGTCCTTAACAATCGGTCTATACATTACAGTAAGTGCTTTGTGTATGTTTTGAAAGTCTCCAATGTTTGCCTCAATGTCGATGTACTCACCCCAACTGATTTCTTCTAAGTCGGGAATAAATCCAAACTCCACATCGTTCAATTTGAATCTATGTTTGAAGGCAGTCTTTTCGTTAAATATTTTATTGAAGTGTTGCACCAACTCGATAACAGTTGATGCTTTCATTTTAACAACTTCTTTCAATTCAAGACCGCAAAATATTTCAATCATTTTTTGAAATACAAACTCTTTATCGTCTGAGTTGTTAAGTGTTAGCATATACTTCTGATACCTATCTAAACTTATTTCGGACAGGTTTGAGGGGATATCTATTTCAATCTTCATTTAGCCACCATTACTTTAGCTCTTACACCTTTCCAATATTTCAACGATGCCTCAGCTTTCGCTACTTCATTGTCGATTGACTCAACACATTGGAACTTCCAATTGTCTCCGTATTCGTCTTTGTAAGCGTCTACAACTTTAACGCTACTCTCATTAATCATTTGTCTTAAACTCTTACCTAATTCCATCTAATTCTTTTTTTAATTGTTCAACTCTATTATTCAAATAATCTATTTCTTCCAATAATACTTCGCTTTTAGTTAAAAACCTAACCCCTATAATTTCATTGTTAACATGAGTAAATCCTTTTTCTTTAAGGTTATTTAAATGAATTATTAAATCTTCAATATTTTTTACCGCTGTTTTAAATTCATAAATATTTCCTTCGTACACTTGCCATACAAATGTAGAATCATTTTCTTTTATTAATCTCTCACCTAATTCCATATTTACCTTTGTTTGGGTTACTTAATTGATAACTAACTGCATATCTTAACGCATCCAATGCGTGGTTATATTTGTCTATTGGTGTTTCTGACTTCTTTTCAAGCCAACAATAGTTATTTAATTCTTTTATCAAATCTACGGAATTTTCGTCAATAATTAAGTCATAGTCTTGTAATAAACTTATTCCATATTTAACAGAATCCGCCCCTTTAATTGTAGGTACAATATTTAAGCCTTGCGACTTTAATTCGTTAATCAAACGTGGCTCTGCATTATCCGCAACTATTAAGTCACGTCCTGCAAATTGTCTATTAAGTTGTGAAAGTTGTGACGTGGTTAATCCTGTTTGATAAATGTGTAATCTAACATAAATTATCTTGTTAGTCTTATCAATAGACGTTTCAACAAGTGTAGATGGATCGTTGCTGAATCCGTAATCTTGACCGAATACTGAACCATTATCTTTATTGTACTCTCCTATCCTCCAATTGGTAAAGATAACACCTTCAGCTTTCTCTAACCATCCTCCGAGTATTGTGTGTTTATATTTATCAGGCCTACGTTCTTTTATCGTTTTTATTTGATTTAAGAAGCTTTCTGATAGGTTTGATATGTTATCCTTATATGTTGTGTGAATATACGTTGTATCGCCTTTAACTGTGTTGACTCCTGCTTCAACTCCTCTACTCTCGAAAAACTTTTGATAGATGAAATGTTCTTTAGTAGCAGGGTTAAGAATAAGTATTACCCTGTTTTGTTTTTCTTTATGTCGAATAGAGTAATCTATTTTGTCAAATACATCTTCATCGGTCAACTCTTCAGCTTCATCTAAAATCCAACAAGTGACCCCAGCCAAAGACTTTAAGTTAGCTGTTTGGGTTCCGCTCGATGTCTTAATACCTTTGAATAGTATCTTACTTCCTGTCCTTAGATTTATTATTTCATCCTTAGTAATATGAAAATCCTTATGTTTATCTAATATATCAATCTTATCAATAAATTCAGGTATAATAGAGATGTGAGCAGAAGTAAGGGTATAACGTGTAAATAATATAACATGGTTGCTTTCGTATGTAAGGAGCAGTAGAAGTAAATTAATAGAATATGACTTACCACTACCCCGACCACCTGTAACAATGAAATATCTACTATCATTTGCAAATGTTTTATATTTCGGATTCAGTATTACCAAAACTGATTAAGTCTTTTAGTGTTGTTGTGTTAATGTTAATGTCTTGCTCTACATGTTCTTTAGGTTTACCACAACCATATTCGATTAAAATCTTTGCGCTTGCTATCCTATCTGATGGTCTTTTAGCTTCATCAATCATTATCTCAGCTAATACTCTGAAAGCATCTTCAACATGTGGCTGTGCTAAAGTAAAACCTTTTATCTCATCTGATATTGCTTTACGTCCTGACCCTTCTCTTTTGCCTCCGTGTGTGTTCATTTGAAATCTTTTGATTAGTCAAGTCTACCCTAAAAAACCGCCTTGCCCTTCAGGGAATGATTCTTTGTTATATTCATTAAAAACTATTCTAACTTTACGTAACATATCGTTCAAACAACTAGCACATGAAGTTGGTCTTTCGTTTGTTTTAAATACTCTATTGTAAACCTTTAAGAATTCAATTTGTTGTGATGGTTTAATCTTAACAGAGATTTGAGGCAATAATTCTTCCAACAGCTTGTATTCAGGTTCTGTTAAGCATTCTGGTGTTTTGTAAGGAAATAACTTGTTAAGTACTTCTTTACGTTTATCGCAGTTACAATCATTCCCTGCAATGAAGTGAACAACCTTATCAATTCCTGTTGCTTCAGTAAACTTTGCTACTGTGTCTCCAAATCCTTTCGATATTCTTTTTGCCATATCTTTAATTTTCGTTTACATTTTTTAATAGTGTGAAAAATAGAAGTCAAACTTATTTTAGTTTCCTTTTCAAGTTCACGCATACTTTTTCCGCTCCGTAAATATAATAAAAATAGTTGTTGGTCGAACCACTCCCAGGATTTTATTTCATTTTCGACGCTCTGATAGTATAACTCGATTTCATACGTTTTGTTGTTTTCGTCCTCTGATAGATCAACAAGAAGGTCGATGTCAACCATTGAAACATTACGCTTGCATGAGTCATAAAAAGAGTTA